GCTCGAAATGATCACGCAGGAGATCGAGCGGCAACTCCTCATCGAATGCATCGACCAAAAAAACATCTACGTCGAGTTCAACATCGCGGCCAAGTTGCAAGGGAGTTTCGAGGAGCAGGGCGCGACGATTCGCCTGCTCGTCGGCCGTCCGGTCATGACGCCGAACGAAGCGCGCGGGCGTCTGAACCTCCCGCGCATCACGGACGATCCGACCGCTGATCAACTCGCCCCGCAGCAGGGCGGGCCGTCGACGACGCAACAGGAAGCCGTCACGCCGCAGGACACCGAGAACGCGGCCGACGACACCGTCGACAAGAGCGACCCGAACGCCGAGCCCGCCGACGAGACGGCCACGCTCATCGCGCAGGCCATCGACGTCACGCGCCGCCGTCAGTATGCCGCGCTGTCGAGCAAACCCGAAGCCGCGCGCTCGTCGATTTTCTTCGACCAGATCGACCGCTGGAATCGCGAACTCGCGGCCGACCTCGCACCGCTCGTCGGCGTCAACGAAGCGCGACGCGTCGCTGAGTACGCGAACGCCGAAACGTATCTCGCGCTCGACCGCATGGGTGAGGAGGTCGCGTAATGCGGAGTTACCACTACGCCCGAGTGATCGCGGAAGTGATCGCGCATCCGTGGAACCTCAAACCCGAGATGCTCGGGACAGTCGCGGCCGTCATCGCGCGCGCGGAAGCGTGCGCGTCGGCCCCGACGCCGGAACTGGAAGCGGAACACGACGCTGCGATCCACGCCGCCGTCGGCAACAAGCAGAACCTGCCGCAGCCGCGCGTCGGGTCCGTCGCGATCATTCCGGTGTTCGGTGTGCTCGCGCCCCGCGCGGATGCGTTCACCGATGTGTCGGGCGTGACGTCGTACAGCCGCCTCTCGGCGCAACTGCGCGATGCCGTCGCCGATAAGGGCGTGCGCAACATCGTGCTGGATATCAACTCGCCGGGCGGGTCCGTCGCGGGCAATCAAGAGTTCGCCTCCGAAGTCATGCGCGCGCGCACGAAGAAACCGATTCTCGCGCAAGCGCAATACCTCGCAGCGTCAGCGGCGTATCAGATCGCGAGCGCCGCCACGGAGATTGTCGCCGCGCCGTCGGCGCAAGTCGGCAGCATCGGGACCTACTCGATTCACAACGACCTGAGCGCCGCATTCGAACAGCTCGGCATCAAGCGGACCTATATCTCGGCGGGCTCGGGCAAGGTCGACGGCAACGAGACCGGCCCGCTCACGGACAGCGCGCGCGCGCGTCGACAGAAATCCGTCGACGAAGCCTACGACGCGTTCGTCGCCACCGTCGTGCGCGGGCGCGGCAACGGCACGAGCGAATCGAAAGTTCGCGACACGTGGGGCGCGTACGTCTACGGCGCTCGCGAAGCGAAGGATCTCGGCCTCATCGACAAGATCGCCACGCTCGATCAGACGCTCGAACGGCTGCTCGAACCGGGCGACACGGCCGACCGCGCGGCGCTCGCTGCGTATCGAGGAGATGACGACGACGCGACCGTCGACACGTCGCAGACCCGCCTGCGGGCGGGGTCCGATCAGGATCGACGCCGCGATGTGCTCATGCGCTGCCTCATTGAGCGGCAGGTATTCGAGCAGCAACTGTCCGACCTGACGGAGTAACCAATGCGTGTGATCAATACCGACGTACTCGAAGCCGACTATCGCAAGAAACGCGATGCGGCCGTCTCGCTCTATCGCCAGACGATCACGGCGTGCGACGCGCACGAAGAGAAAGACGCTGAGGGCAAAGTCACCGGCAAGGGCCGACCGATGACCGGCGACGAAGCGACAGCGATCCAGCGACTCATGGACGACGCGAGCGCGATCAAGTCGCGGCTGGCGGAAGCCGCGAGCGGCAACACACTCGCGACTGAGATCGACAAGCTCACGGCGGGCATGACGGCTGCGGATCGTGCCGAGACGAAGGCGGCGGCGCTCAAGTCGCTCGGGCAGCAGTGGGTCGAGGGCGACGGCGGGAATTACTTTTTCAAGAAACAGCATCACGGCACGCGGAACTGGTCATCGCCGACGCAGGAACTGACCGAGCCCGACTATCGCCGGATGGCAACGACGCTCACGACGCAGGCCGGGTCCGGCGGCTCGCTGCTCGTCCCGCAGTACCTGCCCGGCATTCTGCCGATCCTGTTCCGGCCGCTGAAGGTGCGCGATCTCCTCGCGAGCGGCACGACGGATTCCCCGCTGATCGTCTACATGGTGGAGACGACGTTCACGAACGCCGCTGCGGCAGTCAGTGAGGGAGCGGCGAAGCCTGAGTCGGCCCTCGTGTTCTCGCAGGTGCAGGAAGCCGTCACGAAGCTGGCGCACTGGCTGCCGGTGACGGAGGAAATGCTGGAGGACGTCTCGCAAATCCGCGACTACATCGACGCGCGGCTGATCGTCGGCCTCGATCTCGTGGAAGAGGACCAATTGTTGAACGGCAACGGCACAGCGCCGAACCTGAAAGGGTTGCTCGCGCGCACGGGCGTGCAGACGCTGGCCGTCGGCGCGGCGCCTGACACCGCTATCGATGCGATCTATCGCGCGATTACGCAGGTCTACACGTCGTCGTGGGTTATGCCCACGGGGATCGTGATGAACCCCGCGAACTGGTCGAAGATCGCGACGGTCAAAGACACGCTCGGGCGGTATCTCGGATCAGGCCCGTGGGCGCCGTCGCAGACGCCGACGCTTTGGGGGCTCCCCATCGCCGTCACGCCCGCGATTGTCGCGGGCACGTGTCTGATCGGCGCGTTCGGATCACAGGCGCAGGTGTTCGCACGCGGCGGCACGCGCGTCGAAGCGAGCAACTCTCATCAAGATTTCTTCATCAAGAACTTGGTGGCAATTCGCGCCGAGCGGCGACTGGCGCTGGCCGTCTACCGTCCGTCGTCGTTCATCACCGTCACGGCGCTCCCGTAATGGCGACGTACAACCGAGACGGGACGAACACCTTCGTTGCGGGCGAATCGAACGCGCGCGCGGCGACGGCGGTGTATGCGTCCTCGCTCACGCCCGCGAGCCACGCGCGCGACGGAGTCGCGTTCACTCTGCACGCGCTCGGCAAGGGGTTCTCCGTCGGCGCCGCCGTGATCAATTTCGACGGCGTCGATCAGGCCACGACAGTTGTCTCTGACGGTGACGTGTCGGCGTCGCTCACCCTACCAGCCGGATCACAAGCGCGCAGTGCGCCCGTAGTCGTCAAAGCGGGGAACGGGTTCTCGACGCCGCTGCCGTTCGCAGTCACATAGGGAGGGATCTCAGCATGGCGACTTACAACGAGGACGGAACGACGACGTACGTGCCGGGCGAATCGAACGCCCGCGCCGTTCCGCCACCGACGATGAAAGAGAACGGCGAGACCGTGCACGAGGGCACGCCGCCGTCGCACGTCGAGACGCCCATTCACACGGCGCCGCACCAGACCGCGCCGCCGAAGCATCCGCACAAGCCGTAACGGCCATGTTCGTCAAGTACGACCCCGGCCCGTGCCCCGTCGACGACGCGCCGCATACGACGTGCGTGGCGCCGACAGCCGAGCCGATCACGACGGTGCAATTCCCGATGCGCGACGGCGTCGTCGAGCCGCCGCTCGTCGGGGCCGTCTCGTCCCCGCCGCTCACCGGGCCGGTCGCGCCGCCGCTGCTCGCTGAGCGGATTCAGTCGACGCTGCCCGAGGGCCACACCACCACGGGCACGTATCGCGACAAACGGAAACGGTGACGGCCGATGTATCCGACGTGGACCAACCTCACCTATCGCGGCTTCGATTACGGCGGGTACTGCGCGTGGCGCGACCGGCTGCCACGCCTGCCGCACGTCGTCTCGATCTGCTCGACGCCGCCGACGGAGGAAGTGTTCACGCTCGACGAGGCGAAGTTGCGCGCGGGGTTCACCTGGCCGAGTCCTGACGAACGCGACGCGCTGATCAATCAATTCATTCGCACGGCGCGCGCGAAAGTTGAATTCGATACCGGGCTCGCGCTGCTCGACCAAACGCGTGAGGTCTATTTCGACGTCCTGACATCGAACGTGATCAATCTGCCCGAGCATTCGATCCCGCTGACTGCCGTGGCAGCCGTCGATATCACCGGCAGCGACGGCACCATCACGACGCTCGACCCCAGCACGTATTGGGTCGACTTCGTGAGCGCGCGGATCTGGCTCAACGCGACGACGGCTGGCTATCCGTATCCGGACACGCGCACGTTTCAAGCGTGGAAGATCACTATCCAAGCGGGTTGGCCCGACGGAGCGTCGCTGCTCGACGAGGTGCCAACGCTCTATCACGCCGTCGGGTTGCTCGTCGCGCACTACGCAACACTCGGGCGCGATCTCGCGACGATTGAGCGCGGCACGCTCGACGAGATTCCGCAAGGCTATTCCGATCTGATCGCGCCGTTCGTGCCGATCTCGGTGATCTGATGCCGCAAGGACTCGGCTCGATCATCGGCTCGTCAGTCGCGCTCGCGAATAAGCGCCATCGCGTCGACGTGCTGAACCCAAGCGGCCCGCCCACGAGTGACGACGGCGAGTACGTGCAGGACTACGCGACGACGGGCTACGCCTACGCGCAGATTGAACCCGCGACGCCGTCACGACTCGAACGCTTCACGCAAGCAGGCAACGTCGCGACGGCGTCACACGTGATCACGATGGACTACCGGCAAGACGTCACGACAAAAACGCGGCTCGATTTCTACGGCCGTCGGTTCGACGTGCTCGGCTACGCGTCGCCGAATGAGTTCGGCGTCGACCTCGTGCTCGTGTGTCAGGAGCGTGTCGCGTGATTACGTTCACGTTCGACGGGCTCGACGAGACGGTCGCGGAGTTCCGCGAGACGCCCGCGACGATGACGCGGGAAGCGCGGGCCGTCATCGGGGCTGAGGGCCAGGACGCCGCGAACGAGATTCGCGCGCAGTACCCGAGCGTCAGCGGCGAGATGCGCGCGGGCGTGGGCGTCGAGACGATCAACGGCGGAGAGTTCTATGCGGGCGTGCGCGTCGTCAGTCGGTCATTGCACGCGACGTGGTACGAGTACGGCACGGCGATGCGGCACGACGCGCGCGGCGCGTTTCGGGGCCGCGTGACGCCGCACCCGATTTTCATTCGCACCGTCATCACGCACCGCGCGCGGATTGAGGATGCCGACCGCGAGATTCTCGCGCGCGCCGGGTTGCGCGTGATCTGAGTGAGAGGACGACACCATGACGATCACTGATCTCGAAAGCACTATCGACGCGAAGCGCCGCGCCGGGTTGTCGCTCTACGGCTCGACGGCACGCGCAGCCCGAGATCGCGCGTTCACGTCAGACGAGCGCGCAGCGTTGCAGGCCATCGTCGACGACGTGCACGCCCTGCAAGCGGAACTCGGCGTGCGACGTGGTGACGATCTGCTGACCGCCCTCGAGCCCGCGCCGCAGCGGCCTGTCTCGCTCGGCGCGCGCGTCGTGCAGGACCCCGCGTTCCGCGAGTTCTTGCGGATGGGCGGGCATCGTGCGCCCGGCGCATGGTCGATCACGCTCGCCGCCGCGCCTGACGCGACGCCGATGCCGACGGCCATCGTCATGAGCCCCGGCATTCCGTCGACGTTCGCGCCGACGCCGCCCGTGCGTCGCGCGGCGCGCGTCGCCGATCTCTTCGCGCAAGGACGCACGAGCGCCGCTGGCATGCAGTACATGCAGGAAGCCGCGACGAACGCGAACCCGCCCGACAACACAGCCGCCATTGCGCAGAGCGGCGCGAAACCAGCGGGGACGCTCGCGCTCAATCTCGTGACCGAACCGCTGCACAAGATGGCGGGGATTCTCTCGTTCCCCGAGGTCTTGCTCGACGACACGGAGGGCTTCGCGACGTATCTCGACGCGCGCCTCGAAAACGCGCTCGCGCGCAACATCGACTGGCAGATCATGCAGGGCGACGGCACGGGCAACAACA